CAGTAACAACTAAGACTACAGAAGTAGTTGAATTTTCAGTAGAAGAATTAAAAGCTGAGAATGAAAAATTAAAAGAAGAATTAGCTAAACAACCTGCTGATACATCTTTAAATACAAATAAATTCAGTGCAGAAAAAAGAAATGTTACTAAGCAGGATTTAAGAAGAATGACATCACAAGAGAGATACTTGTATAACTTATATAATAATTAAAAAATAAATAAAAATGGCTTTTACAACAACAAGCAACTATGCAGGAAAAGCAGCAGGATTTTACATCTCAGCAGCTTTAAAACAAGCAAACTCGTTAGATTTTATAACTATGATTGAAAACATCAAGTATAAGTCTAACATACAAAGAATGGCAGGATCAGGAGTAGTAGCAGACGCTACTTGCGACTTTACTGATGCAGGTACTTTAGCACTTACTGAAAAAGTATTAGAACCAAAGAACCTACAAATCAACTTAGATTTATGCAAGTCTACATTATTAGATTCTTGGGAAGCAACACAAATGAGAGCAGGAGCAGGAGCACCACCACCTGCAAGTTTTGATGACTATGTAATTTCTTATATGGGAAATATCATAGCAGAAGCAACTGAAGAAAGTATTTGGGCAGGAACTGCTGTAGCAGGGAAATTCAATGGATTCTTAGGAGCTGTAACAGGTCTTTTATTACCAGGAGTAGATGGAACAGTAGTTCAATCATCAGCTTCAGCAGCTTATGACGCTTCTAATATTATTGCTAACTTACAAACTTTAACAGCTGATATGGCTGCTAACATCTCAGCAGTATTGAGAAAAGAAGATTTACATATTTATATGTCACCAAAGACTTATGCTTTATATGTATCAGCAGTATCTACATTAGGATATGTTAATGCTTACAATATGAATGGAGATTATGCACCTGTATTTGAAGGGTACAAAATCGCTGTTTGTAATGGAATGGCTGACAACCAATTAGTAGCAGCAGAAAAGAGTAATTTATTTTATGGTACGGATTTGCTTTCGGACGCTACAAGAATTACTTTGATGGATATGGCTGCTCTTGACGGAAGCGACAATATGAGATTAGTTTGTCGTTACTCAGGAGGTGTTCAGACAGGAGTTGGAGCTGACATTGTAAGACAATCATAATAAAACAAATAAACGGGAGTGGTGTAAAAACCACTTCCTTAACCTTTTAAAAAAATAAAAAATGGCGTGTACAGTAATTACAAAAGGTAGAGGATTAGATTGCTCTAGGTCTTTAGGAGGTGTAAAAAATGTTTATTTTGGTGTTTATGACCAATTTGATGCACCTACAGATGGAACAGGAATAGTAGTAGCTTCAGGACAAGTAACAGATATTGAAATGGGTTCTAACAAAATCTACAAATATGCTTTACCTAAAGGAACTGCTAGTGTTACCGAAACAATAAATGGTTCTACAGAAGCAGGAACGATATATTACACTCCTTCTATTACAGTTCAATTAAACAAATTGACGAAAGAGGATCAGAACGAATTAAAAGCATTAGCACAATCTAAACTTGTCGTTTTTGCAGAATTAAATCAAAGACTTGCTACAGGGCATAATGTTATTTTAGCATTAGGTGTTAAGAATGGTATGCACTTGAACGCAGGTGAAAATGTTAGTGGAGATAGTTGGGCAAGTAGAAACGGTTATACTTGGACACTTGACGGAATGGAGCAAGAGCCAATGAGTTTAGTTGCTGACTACACTGCAACACCATTTGATAACTCAGGGTTTAATGTAACAATAGATGACGATTAATCAGTAGTCTTTATCATATTTTCTTGATTGGGGTGGGCTTTTGCTCACCTTTTTCTTTTACAATAAAAACAAACTACACTAATTTCTATTATATAGTAGAACTAAAATCAAACGAATGGGAGCTTGTACAAATTTGAGTAAGGGTAGAGGAATTGACTGTACTAGAAGTGCAGGAGGTGTTAAAAATGTATATTTAGCTAATTTTGAACAAATAGATATTACAGTAGTTGCTAGTGAGGTAACGGCTTTTTTTATGGGGTTTAATGACTTTAGATTTCCTTTGTTTAAATACGCTTTACCAAAAAGAGGTGGAAGTGTAGCTGAAGTATTAAATGCAGACGCTAATACTTTAACTGCTTTATATTATACACAAGGATTGACTATTTATTTAGATAAATTAAGTAAAGAGGATCAAGACGAATTACACAGGTTAGGACAAAGTAAATTAATTGCTTTTGTAGAATTAAATCAAAGAAATGCAGCAGGACACAATGTAATCTTGTGTTTAGGAATAGTAAACGGATTAAGATTAAATTCAGGAAATAATACATCAGGTGATAATTGGTCATCAGCTAATGGTTATGAATGGATTTTAACAGGTATGGAAAAAGAGCCAATGGCAGTATGTGCTGATTACACTAACACTCCTTTAGATAATGTAGCTTATGTGTATGGTGGAATTATTACTTCATAAACAAATAAATACAGATAATTTCTATTATATATTAGGATGATACAATTAACTTACGCTACAGCATATACATTTAATGTAACAACAGAAGATGTTAGAATAGATACATCTGTTCCTAGAACTCAAATAAGGCACTTATTTAAGTTTACAAATGATATGGACGGAGGTGTTAAATATGCGTATGGTCGTAGTGAAACTATAAGAGATAGGTACACAAACATCACACTACAACATAACACTACTGAAGATACATTTACAGGTACAATAGATTTTATTCCTAATGGCTATTGGAAATACGAAGTTTACGAAGTTAGTTACAATGGAACGGCAGTAGTAAATGCAACAAAAGCTCCTGCAACTGAAAGCACACCTGCAACTGACCAAGAGGGTGTATTTGGTACAGTAAAAGGAGTAGTTGAAATAGGTAAATTATTTGTAACTGAACAACCGGGATTAGAACAAGTTAAATATACACAAAGGCAAGAACCTAGTGGAACGAATTATATATATTACGGACAATAAAAAAATAAAAAATGGCAATAGAAAATGTACAACAATTATTAACTGAGCAACTAGGTAAAAATGGTGGCACAGAAATATTTACAACAGCAGCACAAACAAGTAAAGATTGGTATTGTATTCACTTTCCTGTTGAAAGTGTAGTAGCTTCAATAACAGTAGCAGACGCAACAGGTGAAGCGGCTTTACACACGACTTTACCTGCGGGAACTGTTATCTTTATGAATGTAACTGCAATCACTTTAACGAGTGGTGTTGGAATAGGTTATAAAGAGTAAGAGATGTTAGCACTTAAATTAGGAATGAGTATAGGAGGTTCTAATAAACCTATGGGTGGTTGGACACCTGATAGTGAAGGAACTGATTTAGTTGCTTGGTATAAAAACAAAGGAGGAATTACTTTAAATGGTTCTGATGTTTCTAGGTGGGCTGACAGTTCTAGCAATTCTCACGATATGGTACAAGCTACAGCAAGTGAGCAACCTGCTTATAATGCTTCTACAGGTGCTTTAACTTTTGACAAAACAGCTGCACAAAATTTACAGACCACAAGTCAAATAAGTATAAGTAGCGACTTTACTGTTGGAGTAAAATTAGATCCTTCAGCAATTAATGTAATTGTATTAGGTGATAATACTACAAACAATGAATTTTTTAAAATAAAAGATAGCACTACTTTAAGATTCAAATTATCACACGAAGGTACTAATACTCATATTGATATTACTGTAAATGATGGAGAATTAATTGCTGACAACTATATAGTAGTTACACGAGTATCTAATGTAGTTAGTCTTTATGTAAATGGAACTTTGCAAACTGATACAGAAACTTTAGAAGGAACAGTAGATATTGACGCCATAGGAGTAAGAGCAACTGACGCAAATCCTTATGATGGAATTATACAAGAGGTACAAATATACGATAGCACAAGTGCAGCACTTACTGCAAACATAAATACTTATTTATCAACTTTATAATATGGAAAACATTTTAGCAATAAATTTAGCGTCATCAATTTCACCTGTAATTCAAGAGGTTAGAGGTCGTGATTATATAGAATACGGAACAGATGAATGGAAAAATCTATACCCTCAGTTTCTTATAGACTTATATTACAACTCATCAACTCACGCTGCTATTATAAATGCGACAAGTGATATGATCGCAGGAACGGATATTATAGCATTAGAAGATGATAATTTAGAAGCGTATGTAGGTCTTAAAAAGTTCTTAGCAAATGCAAATGGAAGTGAAAGTTTGCACGAAGTAATTAAGAAAGTAGCTTTTGACTTTAAACTTCAGGGAGGTTACGCTCTTAACATTATTTGGTCGCAAGATAGACAAACAATTTCAGAGATTTATCACGTTGCTGTAGAACGAGTTAGAGCAGGTAGACCAAACGAATTAGGAAAAATAGACACTTATTTTGTAAGTGCTGATTGGAGTAACATAAGAGAAAACGAACCACAGCCTGTAGCAGCGTTTAATGTAAACGATAGAAGTACACCTAGTCAATTATTATATACAGGCTCTTACAGTCCTAATATGGACGTATACCACACTCCTGACTACAACTGTATGAATTGGGCTTTAGTAGATCAAAAGGTGGCGGAATTTCATCTCAACAACATCAACAATTCCTTCTCGGGCAGTTACGTATTTGCCTTTAATAATGGCATACCTTCAAGAGAAGAAAGACAGCAAGTAGAAAGCAGTATAACGGAGAAATTTACATCTGCTTCAAATGCAGGGAAATTTTTACTAAGTTTTTCAGATAGTAAAGACAATTCTCCTGAAGTTACTCCTTTAAATACATCAAATTTAGACCGACAATATTTAGCACTCCAAGAATTATTATTGCAAAATATTCTGACCGGACACAGATGTACAAGCCCAATGCTTGTCGGCATAAATTCAGATAATGGTTTCGGCTCAAATGAACAAGAATTGAATAGTGCCTTTGAAATATATTTAAACACAGTAATTAAACCATTCCAAGCAAATATCTTAAAGACTTTAAATAAAATCTTAACAGTAAATGGTATTAATTTGCCTTTAGAGTTTGTACAAAGCAAACCTATTACAACTATGTTTAGTGTTGAAGATATGAAAGAGGTAATGACTGTAGACGAAATCCGTAAGGAAATGGGATTGCCAGAGTTAAAAGAAGATGAAGAACAAGAAAATTTTAGTAAAGTAGGAATGATTGATGGCAAACCTGTATTTAGCACAATAGAAGAAGCTGAAGCACACGCAATGAGCATAGGCTGCTCAGGGTATCATACTCACGAATATAACGGAGAAACGGCTTATATGGCTTGTAAAGACCATTCAGAAGCAACTGAACTTACTAAAATGACTGAGCTAGAAAAGTTTATTGATGAATGTGGTGAAGATATGCCTGAAGATTGGGAATTAGTAGAAGAAGAAGTGGTAGATGGAGAACACCAAGACTTTGATTTTGAGGTAGTATTAAATGAAGCAGCTAATGAAAAATTAGAATTAGCTTCAACAGGCACAGCAAGACCTGATTCTAAAAGTTCGCAAGATGGGGTGAATAAGTCATACAATGATTTTTACAAAGTTAGATATGTATATACTAAAGATAACTTTTTAAGTCAAAAGGGAGAAACAAGAGAATTTTGCAGAATAATGATGGCTTCTAAAAAAATATATCGTAAAGAAGATATTATTAGTATGGGTAATAGAGTAGTAAATGCAGGTTGGGGTAAAGGAGGTGCTGATACTTATTCTATTTGGTTAGCTGACCAAGTTGAAGGTTGTTGTAACTCATTGAAAGACAATAAGTTAGAACTATACAAAGGAGGAGGTAACTGCCATCATTTTTGGTTAAGACAAATTTACAAAACCTCATTAAGAGGTGCAAAAGGTAAGATAAATTCTAATCAATTAATATCTTATACAAAAGCAAGAAGTGAAGGTTTTACTGCTGAGAAGAACGATAATTTAGTAGCTAGACCACCTAAAAGAATGAAGAATAACGGATTTATTAAAAAGAGATAATTATGGCGTATGTATTATTCATAAGTGAAGATAAATTAAAGGATAGCACAGCTATTAATGG